AATTATCACAGTGTCGTTTGCAGAACCTGCTGGCAGAGTTATTGTGAAAGCCGTACTCGCGTGGTTGCACACAAGTTGATCACCAGAACTTGCTGTGTAGTTAGTTGTCTTGATTGCCCAAGCAGTGTACGCCCCGCCAGATGTAACCCAGTCCAAAACCCCACTGCCATTTGTGCTTAAAACCTGATCCGCATCGCCGTCATCCGCAGGAAAAGTCAGGGTCACATTGCTTGCAACTGTTGCAGGAGCCTGTAGAGCGATATATTGCCCACCACTACTGTCCTGTAAGCGCAAATCGCCTTGGGCTAAAATATTTACATTTCCGTGAAAGTTTGCATCGGTTCCCCCGGTGGGGATTGCAATTACATCCCCATCTGCATCGTTTTTGATGGTGACATCGTTGGTAGCCCCCTGACCGGTCAGTATCAAGCCTTCAGCAGCGGTATAACCCATTGCCGCATTGTCGTCTGCTGCGGTATCGCCATCTGCATTTACCGTTGCCGCTGTAACATCTCCGACAATATCTACATTTGTTGTGCCGGTAGGAATTGTTAAAACCGCGCCGTCAGCGTCATTCTTTAAAGTAACGTCTGAGGTAGCCCCCTGACCGGTCAGTATGGCCCCTTCAGCAGCGGTATAACCCATTGCCGCATTGTCGTCTGCTGCGGTATCGCCTGTAGCCTCTACGGTTGAACCGGTTATAACACCTGAAGCAGTTAAGGCCGCAACCGTGGTTGTGCCAGTAAGGTCCAAATCTACGGTTGCCTCAACAACAGCCCCGCCACTACCTGCGCCATCCAAATAAACAATTTTTACGCCGCCATTTGGTATATTGACCGTCGCACCGTCCCCTTGTTTTATAGTAATAACCTGAGAACCGGTGGTAGCATTTTCAATAATCATTACACGAGACACGGTGTTCGGGGCGATGGTTAAAACCCGTGTAGTCGATAAAGTGGCTCCAGACGTTACTTTGTAATAAAAAGAACGTGCTGGATCAGTAGAACCGTCAGCAACCGTAGTGGTTGCATTTGCGTCAGACCCAAAAGCAGCTTCTGTTCCGTAGCTTAAAGACTCTCCGATAAGTTCTAAATTCACATTTGTAGTGGTGCCCCAAGTTCCTGAACCTTCGCCAGTAGCAAGCTCAGTCAACCTCAAATCATTTACATAAGTAGCCATAATTCATGCCTCTCCTTCACTAAGGCGTTGCAACAATCTCTGTCCAAGTCACTGTTGCGTCCGGTATAATTCTACCCCAAACCAAAACTTGATTGGTAGCTCCTGTTGCTTGCACTCCTGTCACACTAACAGAAATTCCTGTCCCGTCTATTACCGTAACGCCATTAAGCAAGGCAGACGCAGCTATCCCTGTTAGTGTAACACTGTCGTTTAATAATACAGTGACCGCACTTAACGCACCGGTAGCTCCCGGTACTGCTGTATCTCCGCCCCAAGTGCCTGAATTCCATGTTGTATTAGAGGAATTCCAGCCACTAAAAGCAACACTTGCGTCGGCCACTAGGCGATCCTAATTATCGCGTTACTCGCATCCGCAGTTGGAAAGACAATTACGAAATCACCGCTTGAAGACTCTTTATCAGAACCAAAATCTAAAACCAAAACAGTTGGGTCTCCAGAAGCTGAATCATTGAATATCAAGGCTCCACGAGCCGTAATGGTGCTGCTTCCGAAAGTGACATCTGCAAAATCTGTCAAAGCTGTTGTGCTTGAGGTTGTTGGGGTAACGTTTGTCAACGTCGCACCTTTTGCCGTATACCCGGTGCCACTAACCTCATTTCCAGTGGTATATGCTGTTGTTGCGGCTGTAAAAGTTGCACTATTCGTATACAACGCAATTTTAAACGTGTTCCCGCTGGTATTAGTAAAGTTGTGCGTACCAGTAAGGAGTTCCTTCTTAAAACTGGTACACATAAAATTTCCGTCAAATGCCATTATATTCTCCTCAACGCTTCCGCTAATTTAGGTTGTCCCGCATCACGCAACATGTTGTAAACATTTGTTCTGTCGCTTTTAACTGCTTCTTTTAAATAAAAAGAAATCAGAACCAACATTTGCTCTTTGTAAGCCAAAGCCTGTGCTTTAATAACCTCCGGTGCGGTGTCTGATACAGATATAATGTGCTTTACACATCTTTCCGCTATTTCTTCGGGGGTAGAACCACGGTTTTGCGTTGTAGTAACTGTAATCCCAAAATCAGTTGGAGTGCTTGCGCTATCTGTCCACATTATGTTTTTTGCCTCGTTACAAGTCCTGTTCTATAAGCATCTGTAACTTCTTTTGCTTCACCAAACATTTTCAAAGCCGTTAAAGCTTGCAAAAACTTTTTGTCATACTCTTGCATCAAATCTTTTTCGCCTTTCATATAAGTATAACATTCAATTAAAGACCCATAAAGTAAGGTAACTTCAGCATTTTCACTAAGCCAAGTTGTTCCAGAATCTGCTCCCGCAGTTAAACTGGCGGGTCTGTAGTAATAATGTAGCTCCGATTCATAATTTGCGGATGCCGTAGGCGCTAAAATAAGGTTTTCAATGTCAAACAATGCGTAATATCTAGGAACCCCGGTTGTTGCGGGGTTCGGGTTAAAGGATTGTAAAAAGTTAACGTCTTTGAATTCTAAAAATATTTTTTCATTACTGTTTGTTAAAGCAAAAGAAAAAGGCGCAAGAAAGTCCTCCGGAAGATTAAGATACAAACTACCGGACGCAATTGTTCCCTCAACATTTTTACGAAACAATGTTAATTGGACGTTTTTAAGAATACGTTCTTCGGCTTGTCTTATGAAAACAGGCAGATTATTAACAAAGCTGGTTTCTTGGTTTTCAGTATAATCCTGCAATGCAGTTTTAAGTTGCGCGTAAGTAAAGCTCATGTAGTCACCGTTACTTGCCCAACAAACCCTATTCCTTTAAAAGGTTTAGGGGTCATGTCTTCTACATTAAGTATACCCACGTAAACTTCCATAGGTTCTACACGATCCGGACGAGCATCTCGCAAAGCTTGTGGATCTACATCAGAGCGAAACGGCCCCAATTGTGGCTGTTTGGGTTCATATTCATCTTTGCCAACCAACATGCCATTCCACTCTTTACGCATATCTCTGTACCGATATCGAAAACCAGATCGGTCAGATATAGCATAAGCGTGTTTTCCTGAAGCATACTTTGCCATTTTAAGTCCTAAAATACATATAGCTTGGCGTTATGTTGAAAGAGGCTCTATCCCTGTCTTCATTTGCCGCCCTCTCAAATTCTTCTTCATAAATAGTTTTCAACAACGGAGTTTTCTGAGGGGCTTTCTTTACGGATATGTAGTAAGCCAGACCTGCTGCAAGACAAGGGAAAAACCTGAAAGGAAGCTCTACAGTGTTGGTGTATTCCCCCGCGTCATCTATGCGGGTTAGAGCATCATATATAATCACATCCGTACTGTTGTCTGGTGTAGGCCAAACATTCAAAACCGGGGTGATTTGTCTATCAAGGAAAAACTGATTGGGTCGTGCTTGTGTCGTTTTGTTGGGTATGTTTAAAAACCCACTACGACTTAATCTTTCCGCAGAAATATCCGTACTATCTCGCCTTACCACTACGGACAAGATGTCAATTACATCGGTGCCTAGACTATAAGAAGCCGTACCTGCGGTTACTGTTTGTGTGCGTTGGGTGATAGTCCACTGGTTCAAGCCCCTATTTGCCCAATCTGCAAAAAGAATATTTAAAGACCTTCTGGCTGATTTTAGGTCATAGCCCGTTCGTGCTTCTAAGCCGCAACGCTCAAAAGCTTCTTCAATGTAATCATTTACATCTAGTTCAAAAGTTGTGGTCCCAGACGTAGCCATTTCCGCACCCTATGAGTCTTCTGTCTCATTATCGTGATAAAGATTGTCAAATACAATGGAGGGGTCCATATAGCTTTCATGTCCCTCTGCGGAATGAATAGTTTGGCTAGGCCGAAAATCCGGTGCGCCCTCTCCTGTAGCCCATAAAGCAGGGCTTGTAGCCCTTACTCGATTATTAGGTAACGCCACCATATTACCGTACCAAGCTCCCGGCTCTGTAATATACATGACATGACTTTGTTTATGCTGGGCAGGATCATCCGCGATATTATGGTCCGTATAATCGACGGTAAACATATATCGAGCAGAGTAAAATTCATGGTCAATCTTTGCAACCCACGGACTACTACTCACCCGATCCATCACAACTACGCCATGATTTCTCGATTCGCAATCCCACGGTTGTGCTAAATGATCTATCATCCTTTCGGGCCATTCATCCATTACTATATCGGCAACAAGTGCCTGTATGGGCATTCTGGCCCACATCGCCCCACCATGCAGGTTTGGTTCATCGTCCTCTGGATCTACTTCACATCCAGTGAAAACCACCTGAAAACTTAAACTTCTATCCGGTATTGTGTTTACAGCAATTGCCATTGCATGAAGATAATCCCCATGATGACGCATGTGGTTACACGTAAACTCTCTCCGAACCCAACAATTAAAATGCGGTATATTGCTTATTAAATACGGCATTCTAAGCTTTTTTGTTTACAGAATACCCTTTGTCTTTCAAAAACGCTCGTGCTTTGGCAACAGTCATTGCTCCGCCATTCGATCCGTTTTTGCTTTTCTTCACAGCGCCACCCTTTTTCATACCTTTCGGATAAGCCGCACCGCCTTTACGCATCATCTTAGGTGCGCCACCTTTTCTCATCATCTTAGGTCTTTTTCCAGCCATTTTCCCACCTCATACTGTTGAAACTGAACCCGTAGTTACTTTCCTACGATTTGGCAAAATTGCACCACAACCTCTTGCAACCAAGCCGCCTTTCCTAAGGTAAGTAACTTTAGGAGTTTTTGGCTTTGGGCCTATTTTTACGGCACGTCCCATTAAGCATGGAAAGCAGTAATAGTAGTAAAAGTAGCTACTGTGTACTGAATATACACCCCATCCGTAAACATAACGCCTTCTTCCGGAATATTCACATCGCGTGTAACAGTGGCACTAGCTACCGTCCCTAACTTCATCACAGAAGTACCTGAAGGGGACGCAGTTAAAAAATCTAAAGTACCCGCTGTACCAGAATTAACAATGTAAATCCCTTTTAGACGGGATCTTCCTGCAAAGACAACATCTGCCGCTCCACCAGCCATTCCAATAGAAACATTAGCCGCAGGTTGCGCCGAAGCATCTGCCGCCGTTATTGTCTTAAAATATTTAGTGCCAGCATGGGCGGTAGCTGATGCAGAAAGCGTGATAACTTCTGTCTGAGAATCTCCATTAACGTCTGTACCGGTTAACGTTACGGTTTTACCGTTATCGCCCGTTCCGGCTGTCGTACAGGTGATGATTCTTCCTGCGGCAAAAGTAGCTACCCCACCATCGGTGTCTGTGCCATCTATAGTAAAAGCCGTATTGGGACGAGCGGCGGCGGCTACTGAAGCCGCATCCACTGCATTTGTGTCGGCAGTAATAAAAACTGCTTGTGCATCAGAACCTGCCATCGTTTATTCCTCTATTTCACCCCGTAAAACCAAAGCTTTACGAGCAGCACTTCCTATGGGGGGAAGTGCTGCCGTGTTGACTGCTTTAGGTTTTGCTTTAGGTTTAGGTTTAGGTTTAGCTCCAGTTTTAGCTTTAACTTTAGCTTTAACTTTAACTTTAGCTTTCTCTTTTGCAGCCATAGCTAATTACCTTAACGGTTTTGTGATGTAAACAAATAATCAATAGTTGCTGATTTAGTTCCAGTCGCAGACCCTGAAAGCTCCATAGCACCGATAGTTAGGTTCTCGTTATCGGGAAGATTATCTGTATGCGTAGCAACAAGGTTCCTGTTTACAAAAAATTCAACTGAACCCGTTTCTTTAACGTGAAAACCAAGCGTTATATAAGTGCCGGGAACTATATCCACACCAGAGTCTGTTGTGGTTGCGGTGCCATCTTTTTCTGTTACGCAGTCAATATTGCTGTCGCCATCGTCAATTTGGAAAACAATTCTGTCGGTAGCGGTTAACATGGCTTCTGGATTAGTAGCAAAGTTAAGCGTCAGGCCAACACAAACGTCCATTGCATCACCTTCGTCGTCGGTAATAAACAGCTTTGTTTCAAACCAAATATCTCTTGACGAAGATAGGGCATATATTTCGTTACCCTGTACAGAAGCGCCATCATTGTCTGTGGTAGCTTGAGAAGTTAAAACAAGAGTGCCGTTTTCAGCGTCAGCGCCCAAAGCAGCAGTGGCACTTGAATCTTTAACGACTGTCCAGTCGTTAGTTGCATCAAGCGCAATTCCCGTAAAATCGTCCATATAAGTGACGAAATCAGGGTTTTTATCAACCGGAAGGTTTTCAAACCACTTTCGTGGTGAATCCTTACCAGCAAAAAGAATAGGACCAGTAAAATGAACAGCCATGATTTTCTCCCGTCTTGGCTAATGTCAGTCACCCAATGCGACTGTCAGGAAAGGAAAATCATACCCTAAAATAAAAAAGGCGGCAAGCGCCGCCTTTCTCAATAGAGAGCTAATTAAGCTCCCGGTGTACCGATCACTGATCTCCAATCGGAAACGCCGAACGAATAACGAGCACGGGCTTTAAAACGCATGTTGCCAGTATCAAAGTCCCCTTCCATTGCCGTTTTAACCGGCGAACGGTTGAAGTATTTGAAACCATTTGGCGCATCAGTTTTAATGAAGAATGCATCCGTATCAGTGAGGAAGTGGTTAACCACCGCACCTTCAGGGAGCATACCCATTGCCTTAGTAGCGTTAATGTCGTTATCAGCAGTTCCGGGTCTCAGGTTAGAATTAATAATTCTTTCTGAGATGAACTGGAGTTCTTTAGGAATAATAAGTTTCATTCCACGAACTGCGATCTTCAGGCCCCGCTCGTCGGTAAAGCCAGCAATATCGATTAACATTTGCTCAAGCGAAGTCTCGTTGAGATCCGCAGCAACTGCCAATACGTTAGTCTGATTACCGGACAAGGATGGGTGAGAAGCAGAACATAAAGCTGCGCCGTCACCCAAAGCAAAACCATTGCTGGTAGAAAAAGCGTTGTTGAGAACAGCAGCCGCTTTTATTTGCTTTGTGGTAGCCATTGATCGAGCCAATGCCTTGGTATAGCGGGAAGCAAGACGGTCATAAAGATTATCTTCAATAGCTTCTTCTGTAATTGAAAAAGCGAGAGCGATAGTCTCATGCGTATATCTTGCTGTATAGGTCTCTTGTGCGTCGTCAAAGCTTATTGTACCACCTTCACTTTTGACAGGAGCACTTGCGAAACCGCCCAGCATAACCTCCTCTTCAAAGGCTCTGTCCGAAGACTCTTCCTCAAAGATTTCAGCATCTTCGTTTTCGTAGCGATCATACTCTAAGCCGAACAGCGCATTAAGGCCGGGTTCTAGCTCTTTCGCTAATTGCGATCTTGAAATAGCCATTAGTCTGCCTCCTTAAATGCCTAACGAGGTCGCAGTAGTCTGCGAGTCGAAACGGCTTGTTGATGAGTTAAAATGAGCGTTAAGACGAACCAACAACGGTATACCCGCAGCAGCGAAGTCGCTGTTTGCTGCTTCATCAGCTACGCCGACGACTCTTAAAGGTAAAGTTGCAGTGGTTGCTATTGTGCTCACACCAAATGCAGAGTTTGAAACTCCGGTATTGCTATCTCCCGTTCTTGCAGAAGTTCCTAAAGAAGCATTAGCGAAAACAGCCGCTTGCGCGGTTGCTCTGTCCGTTAAAGACGCATCGCTTGCTACTTTAAAAATTTGCATAGGATTATCTGCTACAAACGCTTTTACAGGAAAATTTGTATCGACGCTTACAGATCCCGATCCGGGCCAGTAGTTAATCCAAACAGGTTTTTTTTGCACAGAATCTTGGTACTGTACGCCCATTAGAACGCCCAATGCTTGTGTCGTTCCGCCATCGGTGGCTCCTGCAAAGGTTATTACGCCCGCAGCAAGAGGTACACAGATACCGTATTGATATATAGCATCGGTGTTGTTAGAAGCGATCTCATACTCAGTTACGCCAGTAGAGTTTACGCCACTTCCAACTATTCCAACAGGACGAAGACCAAAGGCAGTGTTGCTATTAGCCATTTTACTTCCTCCAATAAAAAACGGTCATCACTTACGTGGACCGCCAAAAGTTACACGAGATTGACGATCCGGGTGTGCAATCGCCATAGTTGAGTGTGCATTTTCCCGCAACATGTCTGAATCAACAGCTTCCATTTGATCTGAATTTTTTGAATTAAAATATGCAGTTCTTTCAGCTACTGTTTCTAAAGGCATTCTTGCAAGAAGCAGCCCACCTACTCCGAACACACCTTCGTATCTACCTGATTCAACAACAGGGGCTTCAAAATCGGGGTGTTCGTCTTTACGAACTAACTCCCAGCCCTCTCTTATTCTTGCACTGACGTTCTTGGTATCACTAAATCCCCGGACTTCATCACGAATCCAACGATGTTTATACCCATCAGGCGCAGGTGGTGCGTCGAGCATAGATGGTGGACTCCAAGGCTTACGCATAGCCTTTTTGTCTCTAGTGTTATTTGCGCGAGAAGCTCGTTTAATAGGCTCATCAACTGTATTGATTTCTTCACTCATATCCCTACTCCTTCACGTATTTCGCGTATTCTTCAAGCGGCACACCCAATTTTTTTGCTATCGAAATTTGGCTAGGGGTGAGTCTAACCTGTCTTTTCCCACTGCGCCCTGTTGTTTGTCTACTAGCAGAAGCCACTGTCTGGGCGGGACGGCGGTTCTGTTCTTTAAACTTATGCGGAAACTCTTCAGAGACTCTCCGATCCAATTCATTATAGTAATCATCGGACTGCGGGTCAAATCCCTGTTCTTCGACTAACTTTTTGTGTATGCCAAAAGCCGCATACGTCATAGCCTCGTCTTCACCGAACCAGTCGTTTTTGACGGCCCACTGTTCTGCTTTAGGGTCGGGCCTTTTTGTTTGCGGTTGTTGTTGCGGCATCGGTTGGTTTAACTGAGCTTGTTGTTGGGCCGCAAGCTGTTGTTGATACCTTTCTTGCTGGACTTTAGCCTGTTGGGCGCGATCATTTTCAATCGCCAAAGACGTTAGTTGCCGTTGAGCATCTACAACCGCTTTTGTGTCCCCCACATCCATAGCGCGTTGCATAGTTTCTTCAGCTTGTTGCTGTTGAGTGTTTACTCGATTACTAAACTCATTAACATAATGACTATCCAAACTGTTCATGCGAGTTTTTATTTGTTGAGACTCTTCTTGCACTTGTTTGGCGTAGCTTATTGCTTCAACTTCACGACGTTCGGCGTCCCGCATTTTTTTAGTCAAACGATTTATTCGTTTTTGCGTGGCCGAATCTGCTTTGTCAAACTGATCTTCAGTGGTTCCTTCAGCGCCTTCCTCTTCAGTACCCGGCACTTCAACCACGGTTTCTTTATCTTCTAATTCAAGTTCTACCTGTTCTGTTGCGTTTTCAGCATTCATAAGTCACCTTTAGTAATGTTTGACATTTTCGGGGTCTGATATTCTTGCAAGAATCTCATCATCGTTCAAAATCCTTACCTCCCCGCCGTCAATGGAAAACCGTGATCCGGCATAACGGGCAAACATCACCCAGTCTTTTTCTTTACACCACGGACCTATGGGAAACTTTTCGGGATCTTTGTACGCTAAATCGCCAACTTTCAAAACATACCCTACTTGCGTGGAAATATGCTGTTGTTCCACGGACTCTTTGGGTAAAGCAATCCCCCCGGTAGTCTTACCTACACCTCTGTACGGAAGAATAAGTATTCTCCAGCCGGTAGGTGACGGCAATTTTTCCAGTAAGGTTTCGCCTATGTTTTCGGGTCTAAGATAAGGCTCTTCTTGATATGCATCCTCCAGCGTAGCTGCTTTAACGCTTTGGCTGGGGGCCGCAGAAAGGTCTATTTTTGACTTACTCATCATCATGCTCCTGTTTTTCTAGC